TTAGAGGTGGATTACCGGTTGGATACCTTGCCATTGCATTCCGCTAGAAGTGCGGTGTTGGTAAACATTCGGAAGTTTCTCCAAGGCTTTTTTAAAGGCATTAGTGGACTGCGGCTTGCGACCGATGGCCTGACAGTAGTGGCGATAAGCCTCGTACAGCTTAGAAGCTGAATACTTCGTGGACATATCGGCCTGTGGAACCACAAACCTAAATCCGGCAGCTATAGGAGAGATTAAAAAATTGACGGCCAAACCAAGCACGCAAACATACCCGCACAGCGGCCGCCACGAGGCTTGAAACCAATTTCCAGCGGCCTCAGCCCGATTTACTTCGATCTGCGCGAGAGCGAGCGCCTGTGCGTGACGGTCGGCCATTGTGCTTATTTCATGCGCTAAGCGCGCAGCTTCATCTTTGTCTGGCACCACTTTGTTAATGATACCAGTCACTGGGCCTATCAGGCCGCTAAGTAATTCTTTCATTTCGGGAGCCTTGGGTTAGGGTTTGGAAAACTAAAAGGGAGAGATGCAAATGAGCTTTAGTCAAAAGTCCCGCGCGGTCATGGACAATTGGGACAAAGAAGAATTTAAAAAAATTCATCATCCAGATTACATGTTCATCCGCGAAACTGAGCTTGTTACGTTAGATGAATGGACCGATAGAATGGAAAAATGGGTTTTCAGTGGCAACTTCAGCAAGGATACAAAAGAACGACGCAAAACATCGTTAGTGCATGAAAATGAACATGTAACCGAACTGCGGTGGGAAGAGGAAGGCGATCTGATTACTCACGTTGTTTTAAAAAAGAAGGGTCTGGCTTGGCGATCCATCGTAAACCGAGTGCCATTGGAAGACTTAGAGGAAGTTATAATTTAATCATTTCTCATGCCCCAGCCAAACTGGAAAGGACAATAAGGATGAGTTCACCGATTGCCCGCATTTTGCATTTCAGTTTTGAAACCGCAGAAGATTTAAATTTATGGGTTATGAAATATGAAACTGAAACCAGCGAGCTTGCAAAAGAGGCTATTCAGCGTACGCTGTTAAGACTGACGAAACCTCATTGGTAATATGTAATATTTACCGCAATGAAGAGGATGCAAATAATGTCTTAGAAAGGCTTTCAAAGTGGTCCGGTACAGTAAAAGCGGCGCGAACTTGGGAAAGTTTCAATCTCACAGGTGAAGTTGTGTTTTCAGAGCCAAAATATTAACTTTTTTTCTTACTTTTCATGCCCCAACCAAACGGCAAAAGCACCTGTCATGGCACCCGTCACAGTTGCAGTCAGTGCAGTGGCTTAGGATGTCATCGCCTCTGGCGGCAGCGTCATAAACCAATTTAAGACATCCAGATATGCGTAGCACATCACCGCCATCATAACGCGCGGCAGTAACTTCCACGCCAGTATGCGTTCCATTGCTATGGTCATTTGTTACCTCTAAGATTTTGGAAAATTAGAAAAGGAGAAGCAGATGTCAGTAACCAGAATAAATATGATCGAATTTGAGACTGAAGAAATTGCCAATGAACGTCAGCAAAGTTATCAAAAGGATGCAAGAAAACTTTTTCCAGAGGCAGATTTGCTAATATCAATCCGAACAAGCCCAACATCGGCAATGACTATTTCAGTATATCCTGATGAAGAAAAAGCAGAACGAGCTTTGGAGATACGGGCTAAAAGATTGGGTAGCGAAAAAGATATTTCGGGTTGGCATATGGAAGGCGAAATATCTCTTTTTGACCTCAAACAAGACCATTGCTTAGATGGGTTATCAGGGTAACCAAATCATTTCAAACCTCGCAGAAATTCAGTGAAAAAATACAGCAAGGCAAGACCGCCAATGCTGATCGCAGCAATTACGCCCCATGAAATATAGCGAATGGTTGCTGCTATTTGGCGTTGCCTCGCCTCGGCTTCTTGCTTTCGCTGGACGCGCATTTTGCTTTCGTAAGCGATAAATTTATCCCAAGTGCCGGGCTTGGCGTATAGGCGGCAGAGGCTTTCCAATTCCTTGCGCTTTTCTGATATTTGCTCAAGCGCCATAAATTCATCAAAGTCATCAGCTGACTTGCCCATGACATTGGAAAACAGGCCGTTCTTTTTGCGGTTTCCGCGTGCTTTTAATTCTTCTTCTGCTCCGACAAGGTTTTTAAGTGGAGCCAGCGCATCGGATATTGCTTTGCCGTTGGCCGTGAATTTTCTGATTATTACATATTAGGCGTTGGTCGCTACCAGCTTCGCCAGTATCGGATTGTCTCTCTAATATAAAAAAAATTGAAATTTTCATAAAAGCCGTTATTTCAGGAAGCGTTTAAAATGAAAGGTCAAAATTCATGCAGATTTCTGAAAAACATATAGAGGCCCACATTTCTAACCTGCGGGGCCGTCTTAACTACGAGACAAAAAAAGCAACAAAGCTCGGCTTTCCTACACTCCACGATTACATCAGAGACAAACTGACAAAAGAAACTGACAAACAAGAACATCCGCTTCAGGTAACGCCGAAAATAAAGCGGAAAACAATAAAGCCAGTCAAAAAGATAGCAGCGCCTGCCAGTTCATGTGGCTGCTGCCCTTAATAATTGTTTTGAAATATCAGTTAAGCTAGCATCGCATTAACCCTTTAATTTTGTCGAAAATTTGACCGATTTCATAGTTGGCCTATTTTTGTGAATTAGGAGGAGGGCAGAAATGCAATACACATTTTACTACGTTTCAATTTTTGTGATGTTGCTAACGTTGCTAATTCACATTCAGTTTATTACAGCGCCAATGATATTTGTTCCAATCGGATTTCTTTTGTCCATCATTTTCATAGCAATTGGGATAATTTTAGCCATGAAAACTGAGGTCGATTTGGACTTCATGTTTCATAAAGACCCTGACGACAAAGACTAGGTAACGCTTGTGATCGCGCGCCTTGCACTCATATTACTTTTAGTTGGTTTATCAGCCTGTCAGATGAAATCGTTTAGCATTGGTGCAAACTCAAGTGGAAGTCGAAGCGCGTCTATATCGTACTAAGCCTTATTTCTTCCTGAGCACCTGCTCAATATTATCAGGCTTAACAGCTATGGATCGTAGCGCCTCTTTAACGTCTTTCACTTCACGATCGTGAGCTAGCTTATTGGACATTATTTTTAAATTTAAAAAAGCAATATCAGGATTATACCTGATGAATTAAACTTGCATTATCCTCGGCTCGCACCTCAAATGAAGTGGAGACCCGGCTTTCACGGTTTTCCATTTGGTTATTCCTCTTCAGCGTTTGGCTGACTTCCAATCGGCACAGTCGCACCTTGGATCAGTAGGTCATCGCCATTTTGGCGGGGTTCTAATTCTTCCAAATCCCGCACCTCGTTTGGCGTCTTAATGCCGTTCTGGATCGCGGTCGCATGAGCTTCCATGCGGGTTTTCAAATCGCCGCGCAGTAAGCTATCCACGTTAAAGCGAACGCTTAGATCGCTCTCGCGGCCAAATAGCTTGAGGTTCATTTCCTGCTCGGCCTGCTCAATCCAGCGTCGCAGCGTATGCTTCACAAAATGTAAGTCTTGCTGCTCAACATTGCTGAACGTGCCAGTTGATAAATCCTGCAGAAACACAGGCGGCAGTGAATATATCCGCGCCACTTGCTCAATGCAGAATTTCTGCAACTCGATCAGCTGCATTTCCTCTGGCGAAAACCCGATGGATTTTAGCTCATGCCCTGCTGGTAATGCCATGACAGGGCGACCCTCACGGGCCAGTTTGATCGTGGCATTGGCAACATCTTCTGATGCGCGCTGAGCTGCTGCCCCACTGGCAAACGGGCCTTGCAGCGCCACTGGTGGAATACCGCCAGATTGAAACGCTTTTGATCCGTAGCGCGATGATGCAATTGCCAGCCCAATGACGTCCTTGTTGGTCATGATTGGGCCGCGCACATCGATCATATTGTGTTTGAGCATGAAGCTCAGATCGATGATCTCTGTAGCTTCATAGATTGCCGTTTTGGTTCTGTAGCCTTTTGTCGGATAGCCTTGCTCACTGGTCTTGGAGTAGACGCTAAGGTCGGTCGGATCAAGCGGCACCAAGTCGGTAATGACGCCCTGCCCGTTGCGCACGATTAGCGTAACAGATCGGCCACCAGTAAGTGTTTGCTCAAAGCTGTATTTGCGCCACGCAAAGCTGCTCAGAGAGGGGTTTACGGCTCGATCAAGCCAAGTTCCCATTCCGTCAGTTACGCGCTCTGTGCCGCTCTGTGTGCGCCGCATAACCTCTAAAGGCAAGCTGGCTAAAGTACCGCTAATAAAGTTTACGGCAGCCCAGATGGCTGGAACGCCCAACGCGTTTTCAACGTTTACGACAACGCCTGAGCTAGAGTTAAAATCGCCCCACCCCATTAGGTGCAGGAAGTTATCGGCAGACACGGGGATGTTAGGGTTTTCGAGTGACCTAACGTCGACTTTTTTAAAGTTGTCAAAAAGGCCCATGCTGTGGTTTCCTAGTCTCATATTTTACAAGGGAGAGAACGAAATGGCGAAGTATGCAGTTTATACAAAGTGGTCGTGGCCCAACGGCGTTCCAAGCGCAGAAACGATGCAACAAAAGCATCGTGAGGTTAAATCAAACACAAAAGCTGAAGATATTATTTGGTTTAAGATTGATGAAAACACTCATCAGTCGGTTATCATTTATTCCTCTGAGGCAGACGCGAAGGAAGAAAACGCAAGGCGTCAAGAATTGCGCAAACAAACAATTGAAGAAACTGGTCACTCAATGATTGAAGAAACTATGGGACCAATTCTTTCTATTATGTCTGAAGTCTAAACCGCCATCTTAAACTCAGGATCGTCCCACGGGCTTGTTGGCATTGTCATATCTTCTGCGCTCATTGATCCAAGAGCCATGGCCAGCGCCACCAGCCCATCAATCTTTGAGTAGCTTTTCGACTTGTGCAGTTTGCGATTGCCCGCAGGATCGCTTTGCACAACCGCTCCAGCTGCGCACATGTTAAGGATCGGGTTGCCGCCGTGGCGCAGCTTGCGCTCTGCCACATGTTGCTCAACCTTATCGACCGCTGGCGACATATCTCGGAAGCCTTGGCCAAACGGCTGCATTGGAATTTCGCTGCCGATCTTTTCTAGCTCGCGCCCTAAAGTCATTGATGCGCCACCTGTCATAGGCGAGCAGCTGCAGCTGATATTCCTCAGCTATCTCTGCCACCGTTCTGGCGATCACCTCTGGTTGAATAACTGGCCCCGCTATCGTGGTTAAATAACCTTGGTCAGCCCATATATCCCACGGCACCTTTTCGCTCTGTGCCTTATCTCTCAGCCCGTCCTCTGGCAGCCAGAAATGCGGAACAACGTGTAGCTGGTCATCCTTGGGGAATACCAAAACCAGCGCCGTTAAATCTCGACTTGCCGAAAGGTCGAGGCCAGCGAAACAAACATCACCAGCCTCGACAAGTGCAGGAGAACAACACGCCTCCCATTCTGCCCGTGACAGAAACGGAGACTGAGCCTCGATCCGCTGATTGAGGAATAGCCAGCGGAAGGAGTTTGCTTTTGCCGGGAGCCTTTCAGCTTGCTCGGCAAAATCCTTCATATCTTGTTTTGAGCGGAACTTACCCAGTGCAGGGTTCGCTATTTTCCACGCTTTCTGGTAAGAAAGTTCGCAATCTTTCGGAGCCGAATAAACGTGCGAAACAATGCGCCGATCTTTTGCAGCCGCCGCGTCATCCAACCAAATGCTAAAGAGGTCAGCATCCGTGGCAGCCTTGCGTAGAAATCGCGAAAAGTAACGGGTTAGCATGTGCGCCCTGTGCAGTTTCAATTGCTTCAACAAAGGCATCGTGGGGACCGCGTACTTGCCCTAGCTCATCTAAGATGGCCAAGACGGGTGAGAGCCCGTGCGCAGTCCCGCCCTCTGCGCTTATGGCTTTAAATTCAATATTACAAATTAAACCCACTAGCATCTTCTGCGATGGAATGATCCGCACAATCTTTGATAGCTCAGGCGACAGTCTGACCATTTTTTCAGCAAGTTTAAAAACCAAGCTGGCCTGATCTCGCGATCTAGTACCGCTAATGATCTGGCTGTTTTGCCTTGCTTCTGGCCCAACTAAGTGCGCCAGCAGTATGGCTACAATCAGTGCAGACCTGCCGTTCCTTCTCGCAACTGACAGGAAAGCGCGACTGGTGCCATGCGGGTTATCAAACACATCCATAATAAACTTGCGCTAGAACTTCATCAGCTTGATCGGCGGTCCAACTTGAGCGCCTTCTGGGATCAGGCAATAATACGCAAAGAATGCGCTAATCTTTTGGTCATGTGTCATTTTGGTATTATCTTTCGTGGCGTAATATTTGACAGAAACGGATCAATGCTTTTCGATGACTGAAGTCATCACCAGGGAGAGAAAAATGTCAGTCAGAGTTTATTTTATGGCCTCTTATGCCCCCGAGGGCGTAAAAGGTATCATTGGTGGTTCAGATCGAATTGCCGCCGTAGAACAAGTAGTCTCAGCAGCAGGGGGGTACCTTAAACAACGTTAGTTTTGTGCGCGGGCCGTATGACATAATAGTAGATATGGAGCTTCCAGACGCTGACACAATGCAAGGTGCGATGGCTGTAGTTTACGCATCGGGCGCTTTCAGCAATTGTATATATTTAGAATGTGTAGATCATCTTCCCATTGTGGCGGCTGCGCAAAAGATCGTTGGATCTTACACACCGCCTAACGCCTAAAGTTAATAAGCGGGCTGGATGCCCAGCCCCTCAAACATTCAGAAAGAAAATTAAATGAACAGAATTTTAGCGACCGCAGCTGTCTTAATAACTATTGGCACAGCGTGCTTTTCCTCAGACATACCCACAACGAACTGGGGAGCTGTTCTAAAAGTTCCTCTAGATAAAGTAGAAGAGGTAGAAAACCGGTTAATCGAATGGGGTAATTGGATCAAGGAAACCCACCCCATGGGCGATGAAGAAATGGGGCTAGACAGCTTAACAATTACTAAGGGTGACGCTACGAAAACCCATGTTTATTATGTGGTCGTTGAACGATACCGCACGGTTGACGGTTTACGCAATCATCAGAAACAATTTCGTAAAGATTCAAATGGTGATTATGCAAGCTTGCTTGGGAATTTGGGATTTTTCAGTCAATATAGAGTGTACAAATCCGAACAGCGCAAAACGGTTTTTAGCATCATACCGTAAATAATTAATTTAATGAGTGGGCTGATCAATCAGCCCCTCAACACCAACATTTCTAAAGTGCCGCTCTGGCGTCACCCTCAACCTTAGCCGTGCCATTGATCGGTGCGCGGATCAGAGGCCGTTTGGTTTAGGGACATTGATCGAATGACCGCCAGCTGACGCCGCTCCAGCGTATCAATCACTGATAGAAATGGGTTTGGAATTGGGGTGCCGCGCTTATTCTCAATCATCATTCCCATGGCATCCAGTTCAATCTGAGCTGCGCGGATGTCCGCTTCCATCTTTACGATTTTCGCCAACAAGATCAAGTCCATGTCGCGCCAATCTGACCTCGCGCGGGCGCGGGTGAACTGGTACCAAATTATCAGCTCAGCCTTGCTGCGCAGTTCCACTCCAGCAGGCAATGGGATGCGATCATTGATGGCACCGACAAAGCCTGCCACCGCTGATGTCGCGTTATTTTTGTCTGATCGTTTTTTCATTTATAACTCTGTTTAAAGCTTGTCAGGTAGATGTCAGGTTGATACCTTAATCAGTACTTACTGCCCTTTTGGCATTAAACTCCTAATTATGATTATCCTGCCCTCACTTAGTTTTAAGTGGGGGCTTTTTTTCGTAAACGCAAAGAAAGTGCGATTTGGACGCCGGTTTCTTGATCGTGGCTTTTTGCCTTTGACCCACCCCCTCTGTTCTGCAATGTTTGGTTATGTAAGGGAGGGCAATCATGACAATGAAAAGATTTATGGCGATACACACTTTTCACTCAGACGAAACAAAAGCAGCAATGGCAGCAATGACTTCTGAGGACCCAACCACCCAGAAAGAATGGGCAGCATCTTGGAAGTTTGAGAAATGCCAATGTGTAGCGACATGGATTGGAAACGATGACTTTTTCTTCTGCCATTGGCTTGCGAAAACAGATGAAGACATCCACAACGCGCTAAGAAAAAATGGACTTGATGAACTTGTTTTTACTGCCTGTTATGAGGCTAACATCCACATTGATACAGCTTGCCTGAGTGATGAACGAGCATTTCAAGTAAGGCAGACGGAACAGGCTTAACTTTTCACTGCTGGATGCTTTGGATCGCTAGGCCACCCATCGGCTCCGATTGCAGCGTAGTGACCCCACGTTTAATTTGACCTAACTCCCGCATTGGATAACCTGTTGACTTGAACACAACAGGAAGGGGATGCTTATGAATTATGCATTTCATATAGACTTGGGCGATATGGCCTATGAAACTTGGTACGAGATGTACACCAAGCCCGAGAGTGCTCAAAAGCGCGCAGGTTGGTGGGGTCCAGAACACATTGGGAAAAGCGGCCCAAGCAGCGTCGTTGTGCTGGCTCAAGTAAGTGATGAAGAAAAACTTACGGAACATATGAAGTTTGTTAGAGAAATGGCGTCAAAAATGGGTATGCACCATAAAATTTACAAGCTAGCGCCTGACAGCAGATAAATTTAAACGACGCTCGGATGCTTCGATCTCCTGCAAGCACCAGCGCGACCAGCGCGGCGTGATCTTAACAGGACGCGGGAATTGGGGATTGTTGCGCGCTTGGGTCCAGACCCATTGACGGTTGCTGCCAAATCGTGTGCCGACTTCTGTGTCGGTAAGCCAAATTTTATCTGTCATCTTTTCCTCGTGTTTACTCAAGATGACGGTAAATCTTCGGATCGTCTCACAGCCCCGCAAGCCCCTAGTTGCGACAATTAGAGAGAGTTTTACGCAAGGTCAGTCTTGGCAACTGCTAAATTGAACAGCAAGCTCAAACGGCAATCAAGGTTCAAGATGAGAGGAAATTCAGATGGCAATTATTGCAATGTGCATGCCCATATTGGCTGGTAAAAAAGAAAAGTGGCAAGCAATGATGGATCAAGTAACTAATGATCCAAACTTTGCAGCATCAAGAGAAAATGCAGGCGTACACGAAAGATCATTTCTGCAAGAAACACCAGCTGGTGATTTTGTAATCTTAACCTTCGAGGGTGACGATCCTGAAGCCAGTTTTGCTAAGATAATGCAAAACATGCCAGCGGATTTTGCGGAATTTGCAAAAGATGTACACGGCTTAGACGTTAATGCTCCGCCTCCACCAATGCCAAAACTAGTTTTGGACACCAGAGGTTAAAAAAAAGCCCCCGCAGAGCATATCTGTGGGGGCTGTAAGAACAGTATCTGAGGGCAGGTAGGAACCGAGATACTTTCGTCTTGCAAAGTTTAGGCATTCCATAGCTTTGGGATATTTTTTCTATGTCTTTAGGGCTGTTCTCTGATGCTCTCTTTAAGCACTTCCTTTTTTGATACCCCTCTTATACTCAACTCTTAAGCTGTCTGTTTGTGCCACTCTGGGGCACTCTGGTATGGTTGTCGGTGGTTTTGTACCTTAGCTGGAAGAATAGGAATTTCGGTTGGTTAGCCTAAGTACTGATCAGATTTGCGGCTTGCAAATTAAATAAGCGCTAATGAGCCATAAGTTTGTTTATTTGAAGATTTAGCTGTGCTTACCTAATCGTTGAACAATTCTAACGTGGAGTGCAGGACATGAAACTCTTTTTTTCTAAAATACTGTTAGCATTCTATTTGCTAACAACTTGTCTAAATGCGCAGCAAGCATCTGATCAGGTGATGCCCGAAACAGATACGGAACTTGCAGTTAACTTTGAGGCTATTTCGACAGAGGTAGCTAAATCGCTTGAGGCAAAAGCTAAGGGTGACCCCGTTTTCGCTAAGAACTGGATGGTTTCGGTAGCCAACCCACATGCCGCGGCAGCTGGCGCTCGTGTTCTGTCAGAAGGTGGCACAGCGGCCGATGCAATGGTCGCTGTACAAGCCGTTCTTGGCCTGGTCGAACCACAAAGTTCTGGGATTGGCGGTGGTGCATTCCTTGTATGGTATGATAGCAAAAGTGGAGAAATAACAACGTTAGATGGAAGAGAGTCGGCTCCTCTGGCGGCCACGCCACGCCTATTTCAAAATGAAAACGGCGAAAGGCTAAAGTTTTGGGACGCAGTGGTCGGCGGCCGATCGGTCGGTGTTCCAGGAACTCCAGCGCTCATGGAGGCAGCGCATAAAAAATGGGGGCAGAATTCCTGGAACAGCTTATTCTCTGAAGCTATTGATTTAGCCGACAACGGCTTTGCGGTTTCTCCACGCCTTGCGGCTTTGGTGGCCCGTGATGCGGAGCGCTTGGGTCGATTTTCCGACACAGCTGATTATTTTTTTCCAAATGAACAGCCGCTAGTTGAGGGACATCTTTTAACGAACCCGGCATACGCTGACTTAATGCGCCGCATGGCCAAAGACGGTGCTGAAGTTATCTACTCCGGTGACATAGCCAGAGCGATCATCGATACTGTCAGAGGAGCAGAGAAAAATCCGGGTGTTTTGAGTTTAACTGACCTTCAAATCTACAAAGTTAAGGAGCGTCCTGCCGTGTGCGCTCCATTTAGAGGATATCAAGTCTGCGGAATGGGCCCGCCTTCATCTGGAGCGCTCACCGTCGGGCAAATGCTAGGTCTATTGAATCAATTTCCTCCAGGATCTTCAAATGATCCACAAACTTTGAGGCTTATAGGTGATGCGTCACGTCTCGCTTTTGCTGATCGCGGACGTTATATGGCCGACAGTGATTTCGTGCCTATGCCTACAAAAGGCTTGTTAGCACAAGATTACTTAAGTGAGCGCGCAAAGCTTCTAAACGGCCCTGACGCACTCACTGAAGCCGTTCCTGGCAATCCTGAATATTCACATGCATCACTATGGGCAGATGATGTAAGCCTTGAGTTGCCCTCAACCTCGCACATTTCAATCGTCGACCGTTTTGGAAACGCGTTGTCGATGACCACCACCATTGAAAACAGTTTTGGGTCCAGGCTAATGGCGCATGGGTTTTTACTTAATAATGAGCTAACAGATTTCTCCTTTAGTTCTCATCGCAATGGCGTCCCTATTGCAAACCGAGTTGAACCAGGTAAACGCCCCCGGTCATCAATGTCCCCAACCATTATTCTCAAGGATGGGCGACCCACTTTGGTAATCGGTTCGCCCGGAGGATCTCGGATAATTGGATACGTAGCTGAAGCTATTGTTGCACACATAGACTGGGGTATGAATATTCAAGCTGCCGTATCCATTCCGCATGCAATAAACCGTTTTGGAACCTATGATCTAGAGAAAGGTACTTCTTTAGAGGCTATGGTAGCACCACTGGAGGAACTTGGTTACAAAGTTAATCTGCGGTCGCTCAATTCTGGTCTTCATGCGATTTCCATCGGAGAAAACGGTCTTTTTGGAGGAGCAGATCCTCGGCGCGAAGGCATTGCAATTGGACAGTGACCGGTGAATAACTTCTTCTTTACTGTTGTGGATTAGGCTTAATCAACTTAAAGAGCACATTCTTTCAAATCACCCTAAAATAATAAAAGACATTAATTTCAATTATTTATATACATTTGTACTTGATTTGTTCTAGCTAATCACGTAGTATGCGAATCATCGGACCGCGTGTGCGCGCGATACCCGTGTTTTAACTGAACCGCACAAGTGCCTACCTGCGGACCCCGCTTCAGGGATACCCGCAAAAGATAATCCCCCCGATAAATAAATGGCAGTGGATTACTTGGATAGGCTTTCTTCCCAAACTTATGACATGCGGCGCGTGCCGTGTGTTTAGGAATCTTTTTAATGTCAAACATAAACATATGCGCGCAAGACGCCTATCTTGCATTGTATCCGCAGTCCAAAAAGCCTGTGGGTGTTAACTGGCCTGATGAAGGTACATCACAAGAGCAAGCCCTAGCCACGAATGGCAATCTTGGTCTTCTGCTTGGGCCTAAATCTGATGTCATGGATGTCGATTTAGATTGCCGAGAAGCAAAGGGTCTTGCTGAACTGATACTGCCAAAACCTTTTGCCCAGTTCGATAGAGGAACGTCTGACAGCGGACACTATCTTTATAAGGCTATTACTTGTGGTCCGACGAAGAGGTTTTCTGGCAATGGCTCTAAATCAACGTTGGTCGAACTACGCGGAGATGGTTCTCAAACAATGATCCCGCCATCTATCCACCCTGATGGAAGTCGTTTGAACTTCACAGATATCAACCAAGATGCACCTGAAGTTGAATATGCTGATTTGTTGAAGTCGGTGTCGCTTCTAGCTGCTTGCTCTGAGGTCGCCCAACTATGGGTATCAGGTCGAAGGCATGAGCTAGCACTGTCCTTTTCGGGCCTTTGTCTGAAGCAAAACGTCAACCCTCAACTGCTCATAAATATTATCCAGCGTCTTTGTCAGACAACGGGCGACAGAGATGAGCAGGATCGCATGAACTGCGTGAGAACTTCTGTTGGCAAACCTCATGACGAACTTCGAGGGTATAATGGCTTAGTGGACTGCATTGGAAAGGTTGCAGCGGATCGTATAGCAAAGCTTGTTGGACAATACTGCGGTCGAGAAGAAGGATCGTTAGCGGTTATCCAAGAAGCCAAGTCTGAGATTGTTAATTTTGGGCGTTTTGTAGATGGGCTCCAACGTGACAGAGGCAAGATTGAGCGAGGCCTTTGGTCAATGGCTTGATGGAAAAGCAGTCTATATTTTCCAGACTAGGCAATGGATGATTTGGAATGGGGCCTATTGGTGCGCTGACGAACGTGGGTTGATGATCAAGTTTGCTTTCAATTTCATAAGAGAAACGAAACAGGCCCTTTTTGATGCAGGACATCATGGTGCTATAGGAAACCTATCATCGTTTGAGAGCCTTAATCGGCTTGAGAACCTCTGCAAGTTAGCTGCTACGGATAGGGCTGTTTCACTGAGTGACTTTGATACGGATGCAATGCTCTTGGCTGCACCTAACCAGTGGATAGACCTGAAGTCTGGGGAAGCATATGATCCTGATCCATCAATTTTGGTCAGCAAGGTAATAGCCACGGATTATTGCTCCAAAAGTGAATGCCCAAACTTTGAAGCTTTTCTTGGAGATATTTTTGAGGATGACCTAGATCTGATAGGCTATGTGCAAAGAGCCATTGGCTATAGCCTTACTGGCTCAACTTCTGAGCAATGTCTCTTCATTCTGATAGGCGATGGAGCCAACGGCAAATCTACCTTTATAAATGTGATCAACAAGCTACTGGGGGATTATTCAAAGGCAGCCTCTTCTCAAACTCTTGTTGCGAAAGGAAGCTCATCGATCGGTGATGATTTGGTTGATCTGGTATCAGCTAGATTGATCTCGGTAAGTGAGACTGAAGCAGGTGAAGCTCTGGCTGAAGCCAAGATAAAACAGATGACAGGAGGAGATGTTCTTAAAGGTCGCCCGTTATATGGCAGCTGGTTGGAATTCAGCATCATTGGGAAGATATTCTTGGCGACTAATAGCCTCCCTCAGATCAATAACACTGATCACGGTATCTGGCGGCGCATTCAAGCTATTCCTTTCAACCGTACCTTTACTGCCGAACAGCAAGACAAAGACCTTGGTATTAAACTGACAGCGGAACTCCCTGGCATCCTTAACTGGGCGATCAAGGGTTGTTTGGCTTGGCAAGAGCAAGGCTTGAACCCACCGCAAGTGGTTCTTGACCAGGTCAGTGCTTACAAGACCGAGATGGATAGCATCGCTCAGTTTATTGAGCAGGAATGTAGCCTAGAGGCAGACACGAAGTATTCAGCTTCTAAGCTGTACGAGGCTTATCGCCACTACTGTCAGGCCATCGGTCGCAAGCCGCAGTCCACTAATGCCTTTAAAAAAGCCTTGGAGAAACTTCCGAATGTTTACCAACACCGCACTTCTAGCGGAATGCAATGGCACGGTATCCAACCGGTGATCCATCTCTAACCCCCGACCAATGTAGTTAGTGTAGGCAATGTAGGCATTTTGGGAAACTTTTCTGGGGAAATTCTCTGGGGACTTTTCGGATTTGCCTACATTGCCTACATTCCCTACACTCTTCTCTCTCTTCTTTTACGAGGGAGGGGTAATAATATATAAGGCACACCCTCGTATAAGCTGGATGCACAAACAGTCCTCCCGCTCCAAATATGTAAAACTGTCAAACCCAAGCATTAAAGCTAAACACTCTTAGTTGACGGTTATCAAATGCCACTCTCAGGTCAGGCTTATATACGATACCCGGGTATAGGGGGCGTGGCACTCGCCCCTCAGCCATTACTGACCAAATTACTGACCAGAATACTCCTTATTGTAGTGAACTAAGGTATGCTGTATTCAATGAAATCAGGATGTTAGACGTTATTCGGTTCAGCGTATAGGAGTAGAATACTTCTCGACCGCACCACTTAATCTCAGATTATGCTGATCTGATGATAGATAACTAACTGATAACATTCTTATAAATCGCATACCCTTAGTATTGGGCTGGAGAGAATGTTGACCAGATTACTCGCTTATAATTTCCTTACCCACTTTGCACAGACCTCTAATCCATACCCCTGACCATAGCCTTGTCCTACACTTGTGGTCGCCCAACCACCTATCTGATCAATTATGTCTGACGGACACTCTACCGCTCTAAGCCTGTCTCTCATTGAGTGCCTAAAGCTGTGCATTGTGCATCCCTGCGGAACGTATTGATGCAACCACTTGTTTAAAGCAGCACTGGCTGAGTTAGCATTGGTGGTCGATGTCTTGTTGTATCTAGAGAAGGCATAAACACTGTCTGGATTGGCGTTTAAGATGCGACGTGCGGCCCATAGAGAAGCGTTAGTAAGTGGTACTACTCTGATACTGCCAGATGTCTTTACGGCTCTCCACGGATGAACGCTTACACGCACAAAAGGTATCTCAACATCAAGCACTAAATCTGACTTTAACAGTCCAGCGGCTTCGGCAAGACGAAGACCAGTATCTGATACTAAGGCAATCAACCATCGCATCTCATCGTCTATGATACGACATTGCTCCTGCACCATCCTGATATCATTAATGGGTATTGGAAGACGCTTGGAGACCCCAGCCGTTTTGTCAAAATACATACCAGTAAAAGGGTTCTTTAAGTCTAAGGCATACTCAGAGATAGCAAAGTTAAAGACTGCTCTAATAGAGCTTATTACTCGGCTGACACTAGAGCCAACCATGCCCTTGGCTATCAGGTAATCCCTATACTTCAAAGCATCAGCCCTAGAGTATCCATCCAAGTCCTTTGCTCCACAAGCCTCTACTAGATAGGTACAGGCTCTCTGAGCAGCCGTATGGAAGGTCTTGCCTCTATTGGCACCCTTCTGAACTAGATATGTTTCTAGAGCCTGAGACAGTGTAAGATTGGCTCTGCAAGGGCTGGACACACTAGGCTGCGTATTCCAGAATTTGGCACATATCCCGGCTTTAACAAATTCCTGCCGATTAAATCAGGGTCAGTCATTCGCAGATGAGACCAGTATTCGTCTAGTTTAGCCGCAGCTACTAAAGCCCTCGTCTTTGCAGTCTGTGCAGACCTCGTCTTCAAGCCCTGAACTATTCGAGGATAGGAATAAAGCTGAGTAAGATCAGCCGGAACACGCCTTGAGAAGTAGTAATACCCAGCGCGGTTAAATGTATAAGGGACTTTTTTGGTCAGTAATCTGGTCAACAT